GCCCTTCCCGCCGCCGTTCCGGATATTGCGCCCGCCGTTGCGGCTGAAACGACCGTCGCCGTGGCTGCAACAGCCGAAGACCACGCGGAAGCCGCCCAGGCGACGGCGGCGGGAAGGGCTTGCGGCATCAGACAACCCTCCATGCGGCGCCGTGTTCGATGTTCACCAGTTCGCCGCAGACCCCGTCGAGGAAGCCCAGCACACGGTCGCGGTGCAGCTTCACCTGCATGGCGTCGCCCATGTCGCCGTCGCCCGCGACGCAACAGATGTCGCCAATGCGCGCCTCGGCCGGGCTGTCCCAACGGGGGAAGTGTCGGTCCATAATTTCCGACAGCGAGGACACCCCCATGCGCGTCAGGGCGCGCCGGGCGCCGACCGGTGTGGAATAGGCGCCCGCCTTCAGCAGCGACGGCTTGAAGCCGAGACCCTTCAGGTGGAACGCCAGCATCCGGGCGCAGTCCGTCGTTCCCAGAACCAACGGCTGTCCGTTGAAGCGGGAGAAGGTGGCGTTGGTCGCGGCCACCCGAAACTCAAGTTCAGTCATACCTGTTGCTGCACCACGCTGCCGCCGCCCCCGCCGATGGAGCCGCTGCCGCCGCCGTATGACCCGCCGGACCCGGATGATGGGCCGTTGTAGCCCCAGTACATCTGCCTCCCGGCATTGGTGACGTCCCGGAAGGCGCGAGCGCCGGAGCCGTAGAGCGAAGTCCAGAAGGCGTCATTCCAGCGATGGCCCTCGTTGTCGTCGAACAGCCGCTCCCAGATCGACGCCACCTCCAGCTCCAGCAACGACGCGTTCTGGGCCGGGTTGAAGCCGGCGGCGTCCAGTTCGCCGACAAAGCGCGGGTCCGGCTCGCCGATGATCTGACCCGTCTGTGGGTCCACGACGGCGGCATAGATGCTGACGGGCGAACCCTGCGCGCCGGGCGCCGTCAGGGCGGCAAGCGCGGCATTGCCGGTCGGCAGCAACTGGACCAACTGGCGCGGCGCCTCGGTGCCTTCGCCCTCGGTGAAGTCACCGAACCCGGCGATCTTCCCGAACTCGGCATCCTCGCCCCGGAACACCTCGGCGCCCCAGGTGACGAAGCCCGATCCGTCCAACAGCCGGATCGTCCGGCCGGGCAATTCGATCCGCAGGAGATGAACCAGAAGGGGATTGCGCGAGCTGAGCGCCGTCAGCATGGCGGGCGACATGGACATCAGGCGCGCTCCATGATGGTGAAACGGAAGGGCAGGTATTTCGACCGGCTGGTCTGCCAGGACTGTTCGTTGCCCTGGATGAAGCCCTCGATCAGGGGCTTCTCGAGCTCGACCACGGCGCCCGCCGGCGGCTGGGCGCGCAGCATGGGCTCGAACTGCAGGGTCGCTGTTCCGCCGCCGCTCACGACCACATCCTCGACCGCGACCTGATAGAGGTAGGACTCGCCGCCGACGATCATGGAGAAGAACTTCCCCTCCTTGATCACGTCGCCGGGGATCAGGCCGCTGAGAGGCAGGACGGTGCCGGAGGCTCCGGCCGAGGCCACGACCGGCGCGCCGTATGACCGGGGCTTCACGCCCGGCTCGGGAAAGGCCAGCCGCACCGTATCCTTGAGGCCGCGCACCAGGCGCGACAGGTACTTCATGCCGTGCTCGGCGTACTTGGCAGGGTAGGTCTCGACATCGATGGCCCAGCGGTCCCCCATTCGCAGGATGCGCGACTGCGGGCCGCCCAGCACCGGCGTCTGATCGACGCCGAAGCTGACATAGCGCGGGACCGCCTCCTTGATCGGAGGGCAGGCGGGAAGCTGGATCATCCGATGAGGCTCTGTCTGCGGCGCATGGCCTGGGTGCGCTGCTGGTCCTGCGAATAGGCGACGCCGGTCGCCGTGGTCTGGACGGCGACCTGACCGGACAGGGCCTGCACGCGCGGCACGAACATCGCGCCTTCGTCCACAGCGAGACGGACGATGACGGGCTGTGCCCGCGCCATCTGCGCCTGTTGGGCCCGCCCGACCGCCGCGTTCACGCTCGGGATAATCGTGCCGCTCGTGTTGGGCACGAAGACCTCCGGGCGCCGCTCGCCGATCAGGACCGGGAAGCCTGCCGTGGCACTGCGGCCAGTCGCCGCCTTGCGCCCGCCAGTGAACATCGAGGCGAAGGCGGAAAGCCAGTTGGCTCCGCCTCCGGCCCCGCTCTTGCCCATCTGCGCGAACAGGCTGGACAGAAGCTGCTCGACCCCGTCCCACGCCGCATCCTTGAACCGGCGCCCGGCCTCCTCCCAGATGTTGTCCGAGCGCAGTACCGAGACGATGTTCGAGGCGATGGTTCGTCCGTCCTCGGCCGCCGCCAGGGTGTCGAACTCGCCGCCGGCCATCGCTCGCGCTTCGGCCTCGGTCGCGGCCAGCTTCAGGCGCAGGATCTCGAGCGTGCGCTCCTCGATGAACAGCCGCCGCTCGGCCGTGCGAATGGCGCCGTCCGCGCCGCTGATGCGGGCCAGTTCCGCCTCATAGCCCAAGCGGTCCAGAAGCTGATCGTTCAGAAGCTGGGCGTAGTCCGCGTCGCGCTCCATCTGGCGGCGACGCCCCTCCAGAATGTCGTCGATCTGCTTCTCGGCCTTCTCGCGCTCCTCGGCCGCCATTTCGGCGGCGTTGATGTAGGACAGGTGCTCAACCGCCCGGGCGCGAGCGTCAGCATATCCGGCGGCTTCATACTGGGCCGTCATCTGGGCCAGCGTCTGACGCTCCTCGGCCGCCTTGATAGCGGCCTCGTTGCCGGAGGCGCGGGCGAGGTCGACGGCCTGCTGAAGGCTCAGGGCCTCACGGGCTTCGGCCCGGCGTTGTTCAGCAGCTTCCTCCGCCCGTCGGCCGGCGGCGCCAGACCGACCGTTCGAACCACCGCCGCCGACTGGCGTCTTGTCGGCCTCGCTAAGCTTGAACTGACTCGGCGGACTTCCGCAGCGGCCCTTGCGACGCGCTGCTGCGCGCCTTGGACTCGCCTGCTGCTCGCCCCTTCGCGCTGGAGCCGCGCCAAACGATCTTGCTCGAATTTTAGGGTCCGCGCGGCGAGATCGTTGTTGCGTTCAGGGGCTGGCGTAAAACTGGAAGCGCCGACAGCGGGGATGGCGATCAGGCCTGCACGAGCCGCTGCTATACCTGCGCCTGCACCAAGGGCCGCCGCCCCAGCCGTACTTCCCCCAACCGCCGCCATAGCCGCGCGCGCCGCCACGGCCGCCTTGATCAGGTCAGACAGGCCTTTGATGACCATAGCAATAGGGCCACCGGCGGCGACAAGAGCAAGCAGACCGAGAGCTGCCGCCTGGGTGCCCGTGGGCAGGTTATTGAACGCCGTCAGCACGTCTGCAGCCCAACCCAGAACCTCAGTCGCGACGGGCAGAAACTGCTTTCCGAACTGCTCTGCCGTCCGGGTGAACTCCGTCCGCATAGCCTTTTCTTTTTCGGTGACGTTGTCCGCCTCGCGCGCAACTTGACCCTGAACTTCGGCCGTCTGGCGTAGGATGATATTGGCGCGTGCCGTCACCTTGGCGGCTTCGCTGGCCTCCTGCGCATTGCCCTTGAATCCAAGACGCAGCAGCTCCGCTTTCACGGCGGTTTCGTTCAGGACGACGCCGAACCGCTTCAGCGGCTCGGTCTCGCCGGTGATGCCGGACATGACCGCACGAAAAGCCTCAGCGTCCCCCACATCACGGAAGGCCGCCAAGTCGAGAGATCGGCGCTGGAGTTGGTCAGTCACGCTCAAGGCTTGGCGAGCCTCGACGCCGAGCGCGGTCATCACCGAACTCATCTGCGTGAAGTTCTCCTTCACGTCCGTCTCGAGCCGGTTGAACTCCTTCGAAACCGCCGACGAAGCCGTCGAGGCCTCCTTGGGCATGTTACGGAAGGTCTGCTGGAAGGCGCCGTCCACGGCCTCGGCGCGCTTGGCGGCCTGATACGACAGGGCGGTGATCGCACCCAGGGCAAGAGCCGACGCAGTTTGGACCGGGGCGGCGAAATTTCCGAACTTCGAACCAAGCTGGGACAGGTTCTTATCGAGCTGTCGCTGTCGGCGTTCAATGGCGTCAGCGGTCTTGTCGAAGTTGCGCTGACCGCGTGCCAGCTCCTTTTCCATCCGCCTGAAGTCGGCGCTCATCGTCAGCACGAGAGCTTCCAGTTGATCTCTGGCCATGCAGCCCCCACGAAAAAGGGCGGCTCCGAAGAACCGCCCTGCTGAAATCCATCAGTAAAAATCTAATCGGCTCGCGAGACCCAAACCTCCTCGGCGCGGGCCCTTTCAGAACCGCAAAGCATAGGCGTGAGGGTACGGTAATCGTCGCACCACTCGGCAAAGGCGATGATCCCGTAACGGCCATCGACCCGCACATTGGCCAGGTTGGCCAGCCCCGCGGCGGTCATTTCGCTCCAGACGATCTTATCAAGCTCAGCTTTCGTCCACGACAGCGTCACAACCGGCGCCTCGCTCTTGCGACCGTAGGCATCGACGAGCCGAACCCGCACAGACACCGGCACATCGGATGCTCGCAGCTTCGCTCTCAGCGCCACCTCACCGGCTGCTGAAAAAGCATCCTTTGCAGCGTCCACCATTACTGGACCGACTGTCGGGGCAGACTCACTGCAACCCGCAACCAAGCCCGCAACGCATGCCACCAACAAACCCCTCATCATCTCCCTCCCGAAGCTGTTCAGGGAGAGCCTATCACGAGTGCTTGGCCATCAAGGCGTCGTGTTCATCGTTTGATAGGCTGGCGACAGGCTCTTCGCCGGTGCCGTTCGCCTTGGCCCACGCCTGGACCGCCGCGCCGAACTCCCAGAAGGTCATGGCGTCAATGTCGCGGGCCGACAGGCCTAGGACGCCGATGCCGGTCCCATAGATGCCGGCGAAGCGGATTTTGCCTTGCGGGAGCGGGTCTTCTTCGGCGCCCCCGCCTTGGGCTTTTCCAGCACTTCATCCTCGGCACCGACCAGCCAGGCCATCAGCACCGCCTGGGCGATGGGGATGAACTGGCGCTTGGGTTCGGGATCGATCCACTTCTCGACCAAGGCCTGCGCGTCGCGCTGAGTCATGCCCGCGCCGACCAGCCCCTGAATGATCGGCTCGCGCAGGTCGTGGTCCTTCCACGATCCGTCGAACAGGCGGTTCAGGATGAACTGCGGACCCGCATCGCAGGCGTCCTGCAGTCGTCGGACGCACCCGATCGGGGAGAGGTCGAACGACCGCCTCTCCCCGGCGAAGTCAACGCGGACTTCGGTTTTCAGGCCCATCAGGCGCCGCCGACGTTGGCGCCGAAGGTGGCGGTGACTTCGCCATCCGACGACAGCGACATGGTCGAGGCGACCTTCTGACCCTCGTCGCCGGTGATGTCGTACTGGGTCAGATGGAAGGCACCCTCCCAGGTGATCTGATTGGCGACCACGTCATCTTCAAGCACGACCTGGCAGTTCTTGGGGTCGGGCGACTTCCACCAATCCCACAGCTTCTTGTTGTCGTCCTTGTGGTTCTTCCCGCCGCCGGTGACGTCCACCGACAGGGACGACTTCTCCCGGGAAAGGAATGCAATGGCGCCCGGGTTGGCGCAGTTCGGAATGGTTTCGTCGTTGGTCTGGGCGTTGAAGGTGATCCCGCGCTCGGCGCTGATCGTGCAGAGAGGCGTGAACACTTCAGGGGACGCACCGTCCCCGACCTTGACCACGAGGCGGACCCCGCGCGTGCCTTTGAACGCCATGATGGCCTCCTGATATGAAAAAGCCGCCCGAAGGCGGCGGGGGGTCTGCTAGGCCGTGGCCGAGGTCAGATAGTTGATCGAGACCGAGCGGTGCGCGGTCAGGACATCCGGATCGCTGACGGGGCGGTCGCCCTCGAAACGCCAGTCATCCATGACGTGGCCGGTCAGCGGCAGTTCGCGGGTCAGGGCATGCCGGGCGGCGCCTGCGATGGCCTCGACAGTCTCGACGCTGTCCTCGTATGAGCCTTCGCGGGCGAAGATCTCCAGCGTCAGATTGACTTCGTTCTCCTCGCCGCAGACCCCGTCGTCGCCGATCACCTGGACCAGCATGCGGATATAGGGAAAGATCGGCGGGTTCGGTGTGGTCAGCGGGTAGAGACGAACGGTCGAGGAGCCGAAGGCGGTGATGGTCGCCGCGTCCGCGCGAAGGGCTGTGTCGACGGCGGTGCGGATGGCGGTGGCGATGTTCACTTGATCGCCTCCTTGATGGCCTTGCGCGCGGCGCGGGTCATGCGGCCCTTGAACAGCCGACGTTTCAGACGATAGGCGGGCCAGAAGAATGGCCGGGGATCGGTCGCGCCATGCGCCCGCTTGCCCTTCGTCATCACCACGGTGCGCCGGTAGTTCTTGTTCTGGCGTGGCGCCACGCCGTCGGATGATCCGGTGCCGAACTCGACCCAGGCCGCATAGGGCGCCGATCTTCCGCCGGCGCTGACGCGGCGGCTGATACGCGTGCTGTCGCTCACATCGCGCTGCTTGATGCTCGCTTTCAAGGCCCCCTCATCGACTGGAGCAAAGCCCTTCTGCGTCTCGACCAGCTCCTCGGCGTTCTTTTTCAACTGCTCCCGCGCCGCCTTCCGAACAGCGCCCGGGATAGCCTTCATTTTCCGCCGCAGCCGGTCGCGG